GAGGATTGGAAGCAGGGACTATGTGAAGGTAGAGGGCTGGCAGTCCATAGCCGTAGCCCATGGATGCGTGGCCTCCGCCAGGGATGTAGAGAGAGTTGAGGGAGGATGGAAGTGCATCGGTGAGGTAAGGAGAATGGATAATGGCCAGGTTATCTCCACAGCAGAGGGCTTCCTGGGAGATGATGAGGATATGTGGGCAAAGCGTCCCACTTATGCTCGCAGGGCAATGTGCCAGACCAGGGCAATCAGCAGGGCTTGTCGCTCTGCCTTTGCCCATGTTGTTGTTCTCATTGACCGCAATCTATCAACAACCCCTGCCGAAGAAGTTCCCATGGGTGGCTTTGATGAACCAAGACAACTTAATACAGATAAATACGAAGCCCCCTCGAATGAGGAAATTAAGGAGATCACAGCCCAGTTGGTTGAGGAAAAGAAATCACCAGACTCCCAGATTAAGGACATGGTGATTGGATTTGGTAAATATAAGGGCAAGTCTGTGAGGGAAATTGCCAGGCATTCTGAGGGCTTTTCCTGGCTAATGTGGCTGAGTGAACAACCCCTTAAGAATGCACCAGATGGCCAACCCTACAGGAAGGATGTTCAGCTTAGGGCTGTTGTGAAGGCAGTAATAGAGGAGGGTGAAAAAGATGAAATCCCCTTCTGAGATTGATTACAACCAATTCGACCAGGCATTGCAAGACCTGGCAAACACGGTGGCAACCAATGAGAGGGAGTCCTGTGCAGAACTTGTCCAGTCTATGGCTGATTCAGAAGAGGATCAGGTCAGGAAAGACCTCCTCAATGATGTGGCAACAGCAATCAGGAGAATGCCAAATGCCAACTATCGTTGAAGTGCCACCAACCAAATGGAGTCTTATTGAATGGAGGAACACACAGAATGAGAAGCCACAGGAAAATGATAGAGTGCTTATTATCATTGGAGCAGAAGTGCTGGCGGCTCGCTACTGCCATGGAGAGTTTTTTGCTAACAATTGGACAAGGGCTCATGCGGTTCGTGCCTGGTCGCCCTGGCCGAAGGCTCCTGTCTCATAGGGAGATATATGCAAGAAACATTTTCAAGTATTGGAAAGCAAATGGTGGGACTGGGGCTGATCGTGGGCTTTATATTTGCAGGATTGGTAGGCATAATTCTGTCCGTGGCCTTCGGGTGGGGCAAGATTAGGAGGTTCTTAAATGAGCGTTAAAAGATTAACTTACCTGAAACAACTGCTCCGCTACACTACGGCTAGACTTAAGGAGGCCAGAAAAGAGTGGACACACTTACAGGAGAAAAACTACAAGGACATTTTGCACCATGCAGACCTTGCAGAGGTGATGGCAAAGGAGCTCTTGGAAAGGGCAAAGAAATACCAAAAGCGTGACCTTGAGAATGGGAAAAAATAGGCTTGCACCACCAAGAGCAGAGTCTATAAAGATATTTATGCCTAAATATGGAGACAGAAGAGCTGATGGAAGAATTTTTCTTTGCCATCAAAAACAACGCCTATCCAGCGGCCTACTTAAGAAATATGAATGCTGGTTAAATGAAGAATCATTCTTAATGCACAAGAAAAGAAGAAAGGATGCTCTTAAGAAGTGGAAAGAAAAAAACAGGCAAAGACAATTAGAGCATCAAAAAAAATATAGGCTTGGTAATGGAAAAGAAAAAAGGAAAAAATCAACCCAAAAGTGGAAGGCACAAAATAAGGAAAAGCAAAATTCCTACACATACAAATGGAGGAATGCAAATCCAGGCAAGGTTGCAACATTAAGATACTTAAGGAGATCAGCTAATAAAAATTGCAAATTAAATGTAGATGAAAGAGCTATTGTGAACAACATATATAAACTTTCATCTCTTTGCACAAAAATATTTAAGACAAAATACCATGTAGATCATGTAGTTCCTGTGTCCTTGGGTGGTTCCAATCATCCATCGAACTTAAGGATTGTGCCAGCAGAAGTTAACTTAAGAAAAGGAAACAAGCTTATATGAAATTAAGATGGGTAAAATGGTGGCCAGACGCATGGCTTTCTGACGAGTCATTAAGGGGATGTTCTCCAATGGCAAGAGCTTTATGGGTGGATATTATTTGCCTTATGGCAAAGAGCAGAAGACATGGCTATCTCCTTTCTGGAGATTTACCAATGAACACCACACAATTGGCAAGGATTTTTGGAGAGTCTAAAGAAATAACAGAAAACTTGCTATCTGAATTATCTTTAGCACAGGTTTTTTCTGTTGCTGATGGGCTTATCTTTTCAAGAAGAATGGTAAAGGACGAAAAGGATAGAACATCATCAAGGGCAAGAGTTTACAAATTTAGAAATAAAGATGTAATGGTTGGTGTAACACCATTGTTACAGAATTGTAATGGTGCAGAGGATAAGAGGATCAGAGGATCAGATATAAAGAGAGAGAGGACGCTGGTGCGTCCCACACTTGCACAATGGTCTGAATATGCAAAAAGCATTGGATGGGCAGGTAGGGATGTTCAAGGAGCCTTTGACCACTATGAGTCCAATGGCTGGAAAGTTGGTGGGAAAGCCCCAATCAAAAACTGGCAAGCCGCCGCCAGGAATTGCTTCAGAAGGAACCAAAACACAAACCAGAAAGGAGCACACACAATGCAATCAAAACCCCAGGTAAAATCATCCTGTGAGTCTGCCCCACTTTACAGACTCATGGGATTCAATTCATTCTTTGAGTGGCAACAGGCAGGGAGCCCATCATGAGGTTGCTGGATGTTGAGATGCTTGAGGCTGGAATTTCAGCCATCAGCATCAGGCTTAAGGCTGTTGAGGCAAAGCTTGCCAAGGATGGAACCTTTAGGGACTCCTTTGAGAACGGCCAGCTTGCCTCTGTCCTGGCAACCAGGCTGAATCCAATATGCGATAAAATTGCACGCATTGAAGCACAAATGGGCTTAAAAGGCAGGTTTGCTGTTACTGAGCCCCTTGCACCCACCATTGAAGTTCCAAGGGATTTAAGGTTATTGCCTGGAAAGCGTGGCAGAAGGAGCAACAGGACAGCAGAAGTGGTTCAAAGGCGTTGGGATATTTGGAGGATGCAGTTTGAGTCAGGCATTCCAATTGCCGCCATTGCCAGGGCTTGGGGTTGTGACCATGGATCATTATGCCATGCCAAAAGGATGAACTGGAAGGTTGGGGCTTATACCAGGAGGCAAAAGAAATGAGTTTCCATTTTGCCTCACAGCTAACCATGCCCTTTGTAGAGCCTGGTGAAACCCATCACCCCATCAAGCCAATAGGCTCAAAGCAATGCCAGCAAGTGCTATCCCATCTGCAAAGTGGCAAGCCAATTACAGCCCTAGAAGCCCTTAGGCTCTACGGCATCTTTAGGCTGGCCAGCAGAATCCATGACCTTAAAAAGAATGGGATTGTAATCAAGAGCAGGGACATACAAACTGAAACAGGCAAGAAGGTTGCCCAGTATTATGTTGATTAAAGACCTACCAAGCACCAGGAAAGAGGTGGTTCTATTCAAGATACAGGTTCAAGACCTGCTTTGCTGGAAGGAACTGCCCAGGGCTTACCCAACATTAGGGACAGCCATGGCCTTTGTTCCAGACAGCCCAGCAAGGATTGTGAAAAGATCAGATAAGGGCTGGCAGATTGTTTGGAGCAACCAATGATCGCAAAACAAGCCAGTCTTTTTGGTGGTGAACTTGAGCCAGATGCGGAAGAATCAAAATACTCAACTAAAATTGAGCCACCTGTTTACAGGCCAAGGGAAAAGAAGCCCCACATACTTGAACTTGTGGACATGGCCAAGACCAATTCCCTGGTTAGGGAAATCTGTGCATCAAGTGAGATCAGCCAGGAGGAAAGGCAGTTCTTGTTGGATGCGGCCTATAGGCATGCTGTGTTCAACTATGAAAAGATTGCAGACTACTATGCCAATGCAACGCCAGCCATGCAGAGGCTAATGGAAAAGTCAGCCTTGGTTATTATTGATTTCAACCAGGCCATTGAGAACGGATATGTAAGGCTTTGTGAGGAGATAAGGAGCCAGTATCTTGAGCATCAAGAATGATAATTTTGCTGTTTTTGTCATGGTCTATGGAAGGCCATCCCAAATGTGGACAATCCAGACCCTGAGAAGGGCTGGCTATACAGGCAAAATCTACCTGGTTGGTGATAACACAGACCCCAGGATTGAGGACTATAGGAAAATATACAAACAGGACTTGATTGTATTCGACAAAGTTGAGGCATCAAAAAAATACGACTCAGGAGACAACTCTGGGGACATAAGGAGCACCATGTTTGCGGCCAACGAGATTTTCAACATGGCAAAGGAGCTTGGCCTTAAATATTTCTCCACAATGTGCGATGACTACATATCATTTGAATACAGGTATGTGAGCAAGTGCGGCAATAAGCTTAATGTTCACAAGGTTGAGAATTTGGATGAGGTATTTTCAGCATATTTGAATTTCTTTGGTGCAACAGACTTCTCAAGCATTGCCTTTGCCCAGGGGGGGGACTTCATCGGTGGAGTTGAGAACAAGTATGCCACAAGAAAGCCCTTAATCAGGAAATGCATGAACTCATTTCTGTGTAAAACAGACAAAAAATTTGAGTTTTTGGGCAGAATGAATGAGGATGTCACAACTTATGTAAATCTTGGGGGAAGGGGGATTCTTTTTGGCACAATTCCAATGATTTCCCTTGTTCAGAGAACAACCCAATCCCATAAAGGTGGTCTTACTGAGCTTTACCTGGACAACGGAACTTATGTGAAGTCATTTTTTAGTGTCATGTATAACCCATCATGCGTGAAAGTTTCCATGATGAACACCAGCAACCCAAGGATTCACCATCTAATCAAGTGGGCTAATGCTGTTCCTATGATTCTGCCAGAAAAGCATAGAAAGCCTGTTCTGAATAACTAAAATCAGTCTTAAACCAGGCTTTGACACAGGTTAGACAGAGCCTAAATAAATCCCCAATGAAAACAGCCATTGAAAGCCCCCAGGCAAAGGCAGAACGCCTTTTGATGGACATGTTTCCAGACAAGGACGACTTAAAAAAGCTTACAGCAAGCAACAGGAGCCATGAAAAGATGGATTTGTTGAGGCAGACCATTGCCCAATTAATCATTGAGGGCATTCCAACTGCTGTGATTGCCAGAATCCTTAAGACTGGCCAGGCAACCATCCAATATCACGCCAGATGGCTTGAAAAAAACGGTAGAATTGTTAAGCCAAGCAGGTTTGCACATTGGATTGATGCCAGGGAAGTGTGATGATCCAGCCCAATCAAGACCCAGCAGACAGCATTCTGGCCAGCTACACCCCAGACATGGCAGATCAAATAGACACCCTGGAGGATGTTGTTAAGGAAAGACTGGCAAAGATGAAGGGCATGAACCCTGGCATGAGCCTGG